CGCGGCCTCACCGGTATCCTGGGGACCACCCGGCATGCCCACGCGCTCGTAGGTAGGCGCGGCGATGGTTTCCTCGGCGATGGGACGACTGCCGATGTCCTTGAGGAACTGGGCGTAGAGTCCTGGCTCGGTGCCGGTGCCGTAACGCTCCGGGTCAAGAGCTTGAAGCTCGGCTCGGCGTTGCTGAGCGAACTTGGTGCCGTACTTCTCAGCGGCTTCAAGCTCGCGTTGAGCTTGTACCGGAGCCAGATCAGCCAACGCTTGACCAATAGCTTTGGTCTGGGCGATGTCGGAGACGTCCTTGAAGTCAACCTCTCTGAACTGACCGGTCTCCTTGCCGTCTTTGTAGATAGGAACCCGAACCTTGGCTCCTATGCGTGATGCAGCCTCGATCTCACGCTGGAGCGGGAAGGTCTCGATGGAAGCCATAACCGCCTCGCGGTTCGCCGCCGCTAGATCTGGTGCTTTATATGATCCGCCCATAGGAAATCCTCTTGTTCATCAGTAGTTTGGAGTACCTGTCAAAATCGTACAAACGGGAAATGCCTTTTCGGAACCCACCGAGCTTGGTGACGTTCTTCGAGCATAGCCCCATCATGGCCAACCAGAGTGTCTGAACCGCATGAGGCTCAGCACCAATCGCTATCTCGATCCACGCGATGTGACCGTCTGGGAAGTTGTTGTTCAGATCCTCGGACTCCTCGATCGAGTTGAGGAATCGCACAGCCCCTACACCGACACACTTCCCCTCATCGTTCTTCACAATCCCGATCAGCTTCTTGGAATTGAAGATTCCGATCCAGTTGAGGAGCTGATCATCGTTCCATGTGGAACAAGTAGGCCAATGCTGTCGCAGCAGTTGGGCCGCTTCCATGATGGTGGGATGTGCGGTCATTGCTGAGGACGCACAGAATCAACGAAGCCAGATAGGATAGTGGATTGAAGCGAAAGGCGACCGCCAGAGTTGGGGTTGGTCTGAACCCTGAACTGGATGGTGTTCCAGCGTCCCTTGCTGATCAGGTTGTACGCTTTGAGGAACTTCTGCGAGTTGGTGATCGTCAGGCTCGAATCGAGGTCCGTGAACGTCCCCGACATGTCGGTCGAGTAGGCGATCGCCGCATCCGTATTTGAGCTGGTGTACGGGTTATCGAACGCGAACTGGACGCTGTACCCGATCTTGTCGGGGATGGGCTCGTTCAGATTGTACGCTCTGGTGATCACGCTCGACTGGTAACGGGATCCGCCATCGAGGTACGCGGAGCTTGCGACCGGTGCGAGACGGGTGTTCGGGAGGAAGTCGTTGAACGACCAGACTTGGCCTGCTCCCTCTGAGATCGAGGTCATGTCGCCGGCGAACATGAGGACGGGTCCGAACGTGGAGAACGAGGTGGCGAAGAAGTCGTTCACCCGCCAGTTGTCCCAGTACCCGAGCCAAGAGCGGGCCAGTGAGTGATAGACGATGACCGCGTTGTTCCGTGGGAAAGCGGCTTCGAGTTCGAGCAAAGAACCGGATTCGAGGAGAACACCGAACTCGCTCTCCAGTCCAAGTCCGTTTGGTTCATCGAGAACGAACGGGACGGAGAGGAGGTAGCGGTTGTTCCAGAACACGCCGTCGCAGAGGTCGAGCTTGGTCTTGTCGATCTTGCTGATCAGGTCGTTGATGGGACTGGAGAGCGCGAGTCCGACGCTGGTCTGGGTACCGGCTTGGATCTGCGCCATCGACCGGATGCCGTCGCGGGAGAGGAAGAATACGTCAGCACCGACCGCAGCGATGGAGCGGTGCGAGGAGCAGCCGATATTGCCGCTGATGAGTGATATGGTCCAATCGGCAGGATCCTGCGTAGGATCGGCATCTACGCTCCAAATTGAGCGTTCCTTGAAGACGAGCAGCTTGTATCCGAACCACGAGTAGAGACCCTTGATGGGATCGCCATCGCCACCGACTCGGATGGAGCCGAGCGGATCCCAGGATTCGCCATCGAGGATATCCGAGAAGTAGAGGGTATCGGGCTGGATGGCGGTATCACCGGAGACGGCCCATAGCCGGTTGGTATGGGTGGTGAGGTAGAGCGGCTTGTTGGGCGGCGAGAGGGATACGAAAGCGACCGCGTGAGACTGGTTGGCCGGCGAGATGGAGACGGTGGGAGCTGTGATGTAACCGCTGCCGGGATTGGTAATCGTGATAGCAACCAAGTTACCGTCATTGGCGATGATGGCTTCCGCGGTTGCGGTCACACCGCTCGGAGGAGCGGATATGGTGATTGTCGGGATCGAACTATGGCCGCTTCCCTGCCTGATGACATCGATGCGGCTGATCTTTCCTGCGGCGACCGAGCTATTGAGATTCGCGCTGGAGACGTACTTCAGGGTTCCGAAGCCATCGGAATAGAACAGCTTGTCATTGAGCTGAGCGAAGTAGACGAAGGTGGCGGAAGCATTGAGTGTCGCGCCGCTGATCGCATTGTACGAAACGCCGGGGGAACCGAAGTAGAGGTTTTGGGTGTTGGCGTTACGATCGTTGACTGCGATGACCAGTCGCTCGGACGCTGCGGTATCGAAGTAAAATCCGGAATAGACCTCAGCGTTTGTCGGAAGGTTACTGCCGTAGTTGGAGGTGGTCGTGTTCCAGGTGCTGAGGATTTCCTCCCAGTTTCTGGATTCGCTATTACCGGTCAGCGAGATGGATCCGAGACGAGTGACTAGGTTGCCGAAGTCATCGTAGTCCATATTGATGGCCGACTCCATGCTCGTAGCAGGGATGGCATCGGGACGAGTAGCAGAGACAACACCGGTACTGAAGCCGGTGCTTCCATCCAACAGCATCTGATCATCAAGAGCATCTGAGGATTGGAATGGCATGGCGGATTACAGGATGTCTTGGAAGGTGTAATCGTACAAGCTATCTGGAATGATGCGGCTGATCTGTTGCTGCTGGCCGCGTTCCATGTCCTTCATAATGGAGACTTGAGCGGCTCCCTCTTGGAACTTGGCTTGGGCTTTCCCGTACTGCCGGGAGTATTCGAGGAGATCGCCTTCGGTGTAGGCCATCAGAGCATTCTCGACACCGCGCAGCTCGAAGTTGCTGTCGTTGACGATCGCTTGGTTTTCGCCGAACTGCCGCATCTGGGACTGCTTCTTCCCGAGGATGAAGAGGGTGCCATCGGTGTTGGGCGTGGGAACGAGCTTGATGCGCGGAACGCCGGCCTCGCCGTAGGATGCGCCGATGACTCGGGTCCAGTTAACAAAGTTTCCGGGGGTAGACTTGCGGCTATCGACGTTGTTCCAGGTGTTTGGATCGAGCTGGAAGAACGAGACCCATTCCGCGGCGGGGACTTCGATGCCATCGGTCTCGCCGTTGATCGTGAAGCGGATGGCGACCGGGAAGTCGAGGAACATGTTGTAGCCGGTACCTGAGGCGTAGGTAGCGGTTACGGTCTGGTCGAGGGTGACCAGTTCGTTGCCCTCGCTGACTGAGCGCGAGATGACGCCGAGGGTATCGTTCCAGAGGCACGAATCCCAGATCATGGAGTAGCGGCGGATGCAGAACTTCTTGGCCAACGCGAGGGTGTTCGCGTCGGTGAAGGAGAGCTTGTCGCAGGCCGCTTGGGCTACTTCAGAGGGTTTCATGGAGCGAAGTATTCCTGCAAAACCATCGTGGAAGACGTTGAAACAGCGTTATCGTTTGTAGCGTAATTAAGGAATAATTGAACAGCAGCAAGTGGCCCAAAGTTATGCAACTTATATGTCACAGGAGATGTTGTGTTTGGGAAATCAAAAAACTGGATCATCTTGTTATTAATTGTAGTAACCTCGCCATCTTCGTAAGAACCACTTGATATACCCTTTTGGCCTGATCCAGTAGATGTTCCGATCTCAGTTGAATTCCTTGTTAACCTAAACACAACAAACTGTGATTGATTAATAAGACATGAATAGTTGATACAAATAGTTACCAGTATCTTAGATGACGCGCTTCTAGGAGTTATAGTAGTGTTAAGTACCGTGATCTCTTGTCCTGGAGCGGTTGCTGATCCAGAGTAAGTTTGCCTCGTGGTATCAATTGTCTGAACACATTGAGGAGCGTTTGACGCATTGATTCCGAGCGCACTGGCTGCGATGGAGCGAAGTTTGCTGCCGTCATTCGCATCGGTGATCAGCACCTTGTCGTTGGCCAGATCGACCGTGACATTGGTCAGGTTGGGAAGCGTGACGACATTGGCGTTGATCGTCAGCAGATCGGTGCCGAGGTTTCCAATCGTAGTGTCACCATTGACCGTAGCGTTGCCGGTGACGGTCAGATTGTTGGAGAGCGTAGCTGCACCGGTTACATCGAGCGTAGTCCCAACAGTAGCCGCTCCGGTAACGCCAACTGAAGCGAGAGTGCTTACTCCACTGACATTGAGCGTTGCGATGTTCGCAGTGGTTGCCCCGACAGTCGCCAGCGTAGTCGCTCCAGTGACGCCTAGGGTCGTACCGACCGTCGCCGCACCGGTGACACCCAAGCTGTCCAACGTAGAGAGTCCCGCAACATTGAGAGTGGTACCGACTACAGCGGCTCCGCTGGTGGAGACACTTGAGAGCGAGGCGGCTCCGGTCACCGCGAGGGTGCTGGCGACGCTTGTGGCACCGGTCAATGTGGAGGTACCGGTCACCGAGAGGTTGCCGGGGATCGCCAGATTGCCGCTGAGGCTCGTTGCGCCGGTTACGGTGAGGGTACCACCGACGACCGTATTACCGCTTGCCGCGGCCACCGTGAGCTTGTTGGCCCCAACGCTGAAGTCACCGGTGGTATTGACCGCGGTGGTGGATAGCTGGAGCGCGGAATCGAGACCGCTGCCGTCTCCAACGGCTTTGAGGACCGTGGTCAGCGCGGAGTTGTCGGAAGTCTTTAGTAGGCCAGTGTATGTCGATGCGACGCTACTGCCTGTGAGTGGAGTTCCCATATCAGTTCTTCGGTAGTACGTACCAACCTGCTGGCAGAACCACGGTCGATGGCCCCACCAGCTTCTTGTTTAAATCGAATGCGTACACGCTGGCCTTGGTGGGCTTGGCCAGCATCACGGGATCACCGGAAGGGACCAGGACCACCCGTGTCATCTGGCAACCGAGGCAGTCCAGCAATGCGACCAGCCAGATCGTCTTTGAGAGCCTCGGGTGCTTTTCCATGTTGGATATCGGTGGGTGGGGTCTCGCGAAACCAATCGAGCAGGGCCTTCAGGATCTGGTAGACCCAGTTCACTCGGCCTTCTTCTCAGCGTCCTTGGCCATGATGAGACCGATGCCAGCCGTGACCGCTGCGATGGTTGTGGTGATGTCCAAGTTGGTGCTGGGATCACCGTCGAACAGGGCCTTCATGGCCCCGCCAACAGCGACTAGGACTGCACCGATGCCGGCGAGAGTGGTCTTGGTGTTTTTCATTTAGAGCGGAATAGTTTGTAGGCACCGTAGATGGCGCAGATCAGGCCAATCACGGCGGTGATGAGTCGGACGATATCGGTGAGCCAGGGGATAAACGAAACAGCGGTGGCCGCTGCTGCTCCTCCCATGGAAGCGATCATCTGATTTGTGTCACCGCCGTGATTGGAGTCCATAATCAGCTCAGGGCAACCCTGATGGAGTTCTCGTTGCTGTCAACGAACGGTACTCCGATGACTCGGCCATCGCCGTAGATGCTCGCAACCACTTGGGTCGGATCATCCTGCGGGATGACATCGGCGGTGCTGACCACCATGCCACCGGCAATGACGTTGGGGTTGACCTCAATGGGCGGGTCAAAGGTGATGGTTTCGACCGGCTCAATTTTGATTTCGATTTCGGTTTCGGTTTCCATAGATCAAGCGGCGATGGTGTAGAGGATGGTGAACTGAAGGGTGGCGGTGGTGCTGGAGTTAACCCACAGATTGCCGGTGGTGCTAAACGGAGTCGCCAGCGTCAGCTTCTGTCGTCCAGAGACAACCGATGCGCCATTGACGATCTGGGTGCCAGCGGAAGCGTTACCGACGCTCACGGTAGCCGATCCGGTCGAGTTCACGATGATGTCCTCGATGACCGCATTGGTGGGGATAGCGAGCGTTCCCAGCATCTGCTGGTTGCCGCTGGTGCTGGTCGTCGCATAGAGAACCGCCAGCTTCTTCGGCTGCGTGAATTCCACACCGTTAAACAGCGTACCGTGCAGCGCGTTGGTCGAGCGGTCGGTGGCTTGGTAGCC